GGTTACCTCCCTCTCGGTAGATTTCTATGAATTCAGGAAATAACACTGTAGCCATGACCACAACCAAGAATAAACCAAAACGACCGCTTGAAAAGCCAGAAGGTCAACACGCTGCCGCCGCTCGCCTGACCGTCGAGATGGGATTTCCCGTGACTCGCGCAATGGTGCGATTCTGGAAAAAGAAAGGCTATGATCTGCACGATGTCGAGAAGCTGAAAGGTCAGCTCAAGAATTCTGAGCGCCCACCTGCTGGACTAAAGCAACCAAAAACGCACGACGACTTGCCAAGCGAGACGCCAGACGAATTGGAAAAACAACTCGGAGAATTACAGCGTGCATTGATCGGCGCTCCCGACTACGAGACCGCGCGAAAGATCAAGACCAAGATCGGCGGTCTGAAAGAACTTCACCGAACGCAAGTGGAAATGGGGCAGTTCGTGCCGATGACCTCCTCGATGGATGCCGGCGCTCGTGCTGCCGTAGCATCCAAGGCCGCGTGGGAATCCATCGAAGACGACCTTCCACCACGCCTCGAAGGACTAACCGCCGCGCAGATGAAGAAGGAGCTGCGCGACTACGCCCGCCAGAAGTGCGCGGAACTCTCTGATATTTTCAACAAATGATCGAAGCATTAAATCCATGGGCCGAGGGCTGGCGCGCAAATCACGCACCCCGGCAAGACATGCGCCCATCGCAGTGGTGCGGGGAAAATGTCTACATGACCAATTCGCCGATCGGTTCAAAGTTCCAGACTGGTGGGCATTGCGATGCTATCCTCGATGACCTCGCCGACCCTGACGTCTACGAATCCTGCGCGGTCGGTCATACTGGCATGGGCAAAAGTGCGGTGCTGGAATGCGCGTCGTGCTGGATTGTTTCCGAAGCACCTGGTCCGACGCTGCTGATCGGGCAGACCGACAAGACAACCGAGGAATGGATGGAGACCCGCATGAAGCCAGCATTCATGAAATGCGAAGCCACGGCAAAATTGATTCCACGCGGAGCCGATCGACACAAAGACCGAAAGGACACAATCATTTTCCCATCCATGGAATACCTCACAGGTGGTGCCAACCTGACCAACACACAGGAGAAGTCGATGCGCTACACGCTGGCCGAGGAAGCATGGATTTGGAAGCATGGAATCCACGGTGAACTTTTGAAAAGACACCATGATCGGTGGAACCGTAAACATCTTGGCGTCGCTCAAGGTGGCTACGAAGGGAGCGACTGGCACAAATTCACGAAAGATGGACTCGGCTTTGATCGTGGTTTCACCTGCTGCGAATGCGGCACCGAGCAAATCTTCCAATGGTCATCGGTGAAGTATGAAGAAATCAGAGACGGCAACGACGATTTCGACTGGCCTGCAATCTTCGAGACCGTCCGCTACGAATGCGCGAACGAGAACTGCGCAGAGTCATTCCCTGACACTGCCACCGGACGGAAACGACTCACGGAAAAATCACTCTACATTTGTCGGAACAATTCCCACATACCTGGTCGAGTCACCCGCTACATTCCCGCAATGGCGAATCCGCGAATCCAGATGCGCTCGCTTGTGCAGGAATGGTTACTCGCCGAGGAAGCGTGGAAGAATGGAGACAAAGAACCGCGCAAGCAGTTCATCATGAAACGGCTCGCGCAGTTTTGGGTCGAGAAGCCAGAAGTCCCGACGCTCGACACTGGAAGCGATCCGTATCAGAAAAGTGCCTACAACGAAGGAGAGAAGTGGGAGAACGAGCACACCCGCCACATGCGAATCGACGTTCAGAAGGTCGGCTTCTGGTGCTCGATCCGCGCGTGGCAGATCGGAGAACCGCGCAGTCGCTTGCTGTGGGAAGGCAAGCCAGAGACTTGGCAAAGTTTGTTCGATCTACAGGAACGCTTCGGTTTAGAGAACCGCGACGTCTTCATCGATGGCAAATACAACATCGACGAGATCGTGCGCCAGATATACCGCCACTGCGGATCTGACATCAACCAACACTGGAATATCTTGTGCGGACAAGACAGCGCCGACGGTTACACCTACGAGGTCGGCACACCGAAGCGACCACGCAAGGTCAAGAAGATTTACTCGAAATATCAATACGGACGGACCAGCGACCAACTCTCCTACCGGACGATCGGATTTTCCAACCTCCGCGCAAAAGATGCACTTGCCGGCATCATGGAGCGCCCAGGGCTTTTTGGTGTCCCGCTCGATGCTTCAAAAAACTACATCGTCCAAATGCAGAGCGAGACGAAGAAAGAATACGCACCCGGCAAATGGCGATGGGAGAAAATAAAGTCTCACTACCATAACCACCTTTGGGACACCGAGGTCATGGGCATCGTGGCCTGCGCAATTCGCGGAGTGCTCAAGATCGAGTCGTCGGAATCGTCGGGTTGAAATCACCACATTGGAAATGGCGCGACCTTCCAATGCTTTTCTCAAAGCTCTGATTCGTTATGGCAACGTGTCAGACACGAATCTTGAACAGCTCCAAACATGGCAGACCGCTGTGCTGACCGAGATTGCCACCAATAAAGGTGGACAAATGGTGAGCGGGTCCACCAATGGAAGCAGCTTCACGCAGCTTGCCAGCATGACCAATTCCGAGTGGTTCGAAGTTCTCAGCGAGGCGCTGGAACATATCAACCGAGGCACGATGCCACAATCCCGAACCATTGCCCGACTCTGCTGATCTATGCCTATTCTCGACCAATACGGAAACCCGGTGACCAGTGGCAGCGGTGGACGCTTTGCCAACGCAGCGAACCGCAATGACCGCGCGCAACCACTTGAGCCATTATTCACCGACTCGTTTGACAAGCTCGTTCCCGACTGGGATCGAAAAGCATTGCTTTCAGGAAGTCGTAAAATGTTCATGAACTTTCCACCGTATGAGGCAGCGATCACCATGAAGGCCGACCACGTTGTTGGGCGTGCGTGGAATGCAAAGTTCCACGGCGAAGACAAAGACTGGGGCAAGGTCGCCACCGATTGGCTACTCAATCAATGGTATGGCATGTGCGATCTAAGCGGCAGTGATTTCAAGTCCCTGCTCTGGCTCGACTGCGTATCTCTCGACCGCGATGGCGACTACCTCGTGGTGCTGGAGCCGACGTCAAGCGGATGGCCGATGACGCGGAGAATACCTGCCAACCGAATCGGACAACGAGGCATGGCTGAGACTGAAATCAAGGAGGGCAAATACAAAGGTTCGAAGATGACCCACGGCGTGATCTACGACCGACGCGGTGCTGTCATTGCCTACAACATTCTCGGCGACAATGCCACCGACGACATCCAGATCGACGCGAACGATTGCGTTTTCAATGCCGAAAAAAACTGGCACGACCAATCGCGCGGACTACCGACCGGATCGTCGTCGCTGAAATTTATCCGCTCGTCACTTCTCTCCCACGAATGGGAGCAAATGGCGCAGCTCATGGTCTCGTCGATTGGTCTTGTCGAATACAACGAGACAGGCGGTCCTGACATCGACGACCCTGGATACCAACCACCAGTGGACGAGAATGGAAACATTCTTCCACAGAACACCAACCCGACGACCGAACTTTTGCAGAACGGCACAATCCGCTACTTCCGCAGCAACTCAGGCGGGAAGATCGAGCAGATCAAGCACGAGCGACCAGGCGACATGTGGAGCACCTTCCAAGATCGTGTCATCAGACTCATGAGCAAAGGCGTGAAAGTTCCATACGAGCTATCGTGGAAGGCGAACGAAATCAACGCCGCGATGGTGCGAAACATTCAAGAGCAGATGCGGATGACCGTAGAAGATCGCCAAGACACCATTTACACCGCAGCTATTCGCACCGTCCGCTGGGCAATCGCCAAGGCGATCAAGGAAGGAATCCTGCCACAACCTAAGAATCAGAACGACTGGTGGAAATGGGGCTTTATCATGCCACGCAAATTCTCCGTCGATCAAGGCCGCGATGCAGCGCAGAGACGCGAAGACTTCAAGATCGGCATTCTCAACAAATCGAAAATCGTGCTGGAAGAAGGCGGCGACCTTGAGCAGTTGGAAGACGACCGCATCGAGACCGTATTTCGCTACGAAAAGAAAATCCGCGCGCGTGAAGAATCCGAAGGGTTCACCGTGGACCGTCGCAAGTTCGAAATGCTCACAGCAAACGAAGTGCCAGTCGAAGACACCAGCACCGACGACAAAACCAAAAAAGAAGAAGACCAATGAATACAATCATAATCGAAAATAAAAGCGGCAAGGTGAAGCTCAACGAGAGCGTCACCCGCCAATCAATCACACGACTCGTCGATGAGATCGGCAAGCTATTCGGCGCCAGTGCATCCGCTTCCGGTGCAGACTTTGGCGAGATCATGAATGCCGCAGAGAATGCGGTCGATACTCTTGAGATCGAAATTAATTCCCCAGGCGGGAGCGTGTTCGACGGATTCACCATCTACCAAGAAATCAAAAGTTTGAGAGACCGTGGCGTCGTCGTCAATGCCACCATCACAGGAATGGCAGCATCGATGGCAAGCGTCATCTGCATGGCTTGTGATCACGTCGCCATCGTTCCACACGGTCGCATGATGATTCACGACGCTTCCAATACCGTCGCCGGCAATGCCGACTATTTGAGAAAATCCGCTGATCTACTCGACAGTATTTCCGCTGACCTTGCAAACATCTACGCCGCCAAGACAGGCAAGCCAGCCGATGAGATCCGCACTATGATGAAAGCTGAGACATGGATGAATGCATCAGAATCGGTCGCCAATGGATTCGCCGATACGGTCCTAGTTTCCGCATCAGTTGAAATCACCGAACTATTAAATCACGATTCTACTTCTGACAATATGAATTTTTTCCTCACCAATAAACAAGCGCTCGAAAAAATCGCAGGCTTTGAATCTCGCGTTTCCGAACTAGAAAACGAGATCACCGCAGCCACCGCAACTATCGAGGCATTGCAAGCCGATGCAGTCACCGCTTCTGAAACGATCAACAGCTTGACCAGCGAACGCGACAAGGCATCCGCTGCACTCGCCACCGCACAGGCCACCGTCGCCGACCAAGAGCAAACGATCGCAGAAGCAAACGAAAAGCTCGCGTCATTCGATTCGGAAGTGGCAAGTAAAGTTCAACTCGGCATCGCCAATCTCGGATTTAAAGGAGAGATCCCTGACGCGAAAGGTGACGAGACAGACTCCATCGTCTCATTGGAAAAATTCAATTCATTCAACCCCACGCAGAAAATGGCATTTGTCAAATCTGGCGGGAAAATTCAAGACTAACAAAATAATCTCAACTACTAAAAAATTATGGCTAATACCCTCACCAACCTCGTGGCTGACGCCTACACTGCGCTTGACGTTGTGTCGCGTGAGCTTGTCGGTTTTATTCCTTCCGTAACTCGTGACGCTTCGGCCGATCGCGTGGCAGTTGGTCAAAACCTCCGCTCGTTCAAAACTGCTGCTAATACAGCAGGCAAGAACATCACCGCTGCTATGGCATTCCCCGCAATCGCGGACCAGACTGTCGGCAACGAAAATATCACCATCACCAAAGCTCGCGCGTTTCCATTCTCATGGAGTGCCGAGGAACAATACGCTGTGAATCAAGGAGCCGGCACTTTGAGTGTTGCCCAAGATCAAGTCGCTCAGGCCATTCGTGCTGCTGTCAACGAAATCGAAAACGATCTCGCCGACGCCGCTGCTCTTGGCGCATCTGGTGGCATCACGCCAAATGCAACGACATTGTTTAGCGCAACTCTGAAAGACGCAGCATTCACCAAGAAATTCTTGGATGATCGCGGCGCTCCACTCAGCGATCGCCACATGGTTCTCAACACCACAGCTTCCGCAGCAATGCGCGGCCTGACACAGTTGAACAGTGTTGACAGCGCAGGCGACGCAAACTTGCTTCGTCAAGGTGTGCTTGGAAACATCATGGGCTTCTCGGTTCGTGAGTCCGCTCAGATCGGTCTTACTGCCACCGCCACTGGTGCCAGTTACCTTGTTGACAACGTAGCTGGCTACGCTGTCGGAGACACCTTGCTCCACGTCGACACAGGCACAGGCAGCATCCCAGCCG